AGCATGGAGGATTATCACAACGGTGCAAGACTTGCATGTTCTCAGGGATGTCACCATACACGACCTGCCATACAACACGGGAAGCAGCGCGTGGCGTCCTGTGAAAGCTTATTTGCCCATAGCCTTTGTGGTTTCGGCTCCCTGTCCATGGCCAGCAACTCTCTGGGGTTCCTTGCAAGATTTTGTCCCACAGGCGATCAGGATTAAAAGGACGGAGCAACCGTGCTTTATGAAAACATGCCCTTGAGCAATGGTGTCTTTTGTGTGCGTGAGACGGGCGAATAGAAAAAGGACTCGAACAAACGAGACAATATTTGACGATCTGTGGCATGATGACCTCCTTACTTGGTCAATCTCTCTATGGTCTGGCTCCGTTATGAGTAAGGCATAACAGACTTGCGAGGCTAGCTAGGCACTACCAGACCACCAAAAGTATAACAGGAAAGGCGACACATCTCTTGTGGAGTTACACCGGTGACCCCGCTTCCAGTCCCGGCGACGCGGTGCGCTTCTGGATCGGCGACACGACCGAGACGACGCCGCAGCTCAGCGACGAGGAAATTGCCTATCTGCTGAGCCTCACCGGCGGCAACGTGCTGCAGGCGGCCATTGCCGCGTGTGTGCAGCTCGCCAACCGCTATAGCAGCCAGGTCGATTTCGCCGTTGAAACTGAACTACGGGTTGCTTTGTCGCAGCGGGCGGAGGCATACGCGAAACGGGCGCAGGAGCTGCGGAACCAGGCAAAGCTGCCGGGCTTTGGCGGCCTCGTGCCCCTGCCCTACGCCGGGGGGATCAGTGTCAGCGACATGCAGCGCCAGGAGCAAGACGGGGACCGGGTGCCCCCAGGGTTCGTCGTGGGGATCATGTCGGCACCAGGGACGGATCCGGCCAGGACGCCTGCCCTCAGAGAGGAGGAATGTTAATGCCCAGCAGTGTGACCATGACGTCGGAAGAGAAGGCGCTGGTGACCGTCCAACCGCTGACCGCGGCGGGCAATCCGGCCCCGGTGGATGGGAACGCCACCTGGACGGTCACCGCCGGCACGTGCACCGTGGCCCCTGAGGGGCAGCTCACGGCGTATATCCTCTCCGGCGAGCCGGGAGAATCGACCGTGACGGTGCACGTCGATGCCGACTTAGGCGCGGGCGTGGTGCCCGTGGTCGATACGATCGCCGTGACCGTGACGAGTGCCACGGCGGAGGCGCTGCAGGTCACCATTGACGCGCCCGTGCTGAAATGAGCGCCTTCAGTAAGGCCGAGCTGGCGGGGATGGTGCAGGAATTTTTTGGCCTGGTCGGCGACATCCCGGCGCAGGTGGTGCTCCTCGACTTTTTGCCGGGCAGCTACGACACGCTCACCGGGGATACGGTGCTGGGGGCCAACGTGGCCTTGCCGGTGCAAGCGCTCGTGAGTCGGTACCGGAGCCCCGAGCTGATGCCTGATACGGTGCTGTCGACTGATCGTAAGGTGGCGATCCGCCAGGCTGAACTCCCGGGCGTCGTGCCTGGCGTGCGCGATCGCGTCACCATGGACAACGCGACCTGGTACGTCATGGACGTCCATCAGGATACCGGGGCGTCACTGTGGGTGCTCCAGGTGCGCCGCGACAGTGAGGCCGACTAGCCATGGCCGAGGTCAGCGGGGCGAGCGGGCGGAACCATATCCTCCAGACGCTGGAGACGCGCTTACGGCAGCTCCAGTTTGAAACCGTGGTCACGGCCTGGTCGAAGCTGGTGCTGATGGACAGCCCCGGCATCCTGGCCCCGGTCGTGCTGACTGGCCGGTACAGGTCGAACTGGACCATTGGCGTGGGCGCCCCCAATACCAGCACGCGCCAGACCGCGGGACGCCCCGGTGCGCCCGTCGCACCGCCCAGTCAGCCGGCGCTGCCCGGCATGACGCTGGGGCAGACGGTCTATATCACCAACAGCCTGCCCTATAGCGGGCGCATCGAAGCGGGCCATAGCCGCAAGGCGCCGGCCGGGGTGGTGGGACCGGTGGTGCGGGAGCTGCAGCAGGAGATGGGGGCCATCGTGCAGGAGATTGCCCGGTCATGACCACGATGCTTGACGCCAGCGCGGTGCTCCTCGGGCGCTTTGCGGCAGCGTTTCCGACCGTGCCCACGTGGTTCCCGAATAGCGACTTTATGCCCCCGAGCAATGGGACGCTGTGGTGTCAGGTGCGGCTGGTCTGGGGCGCAGGCGAAGTGCTGACCATGGCGCCGGACAAGACCAATCGGGTGCATGGAGTGCTGCAGGTGCGGATTTACGCGCCGCAGAATAGCGGTGATGGCGACGCGCTGCGCTTTGCCGAGGAGATCAGGCAGCTCTATACCCGCCTGGATGACGCCGGGGTGCACTGCGACGTGGCCTCGGGCTTTCAACAGGCGGAGGAGTACGCGCTGAGCTGGTTCGCCGGACAGGTCACGGTGCCGTACTGGATTCTTGAGACGACGGGAGGCTAATCATGGCATTTTTCCGGGGCATGGACGGGTCAGTTTCACTCGGGACCACGCCAGATTTTGTAGCACAGATCACGGCATGGAATTTTCAGGCCGAATTCGAGATCTTAGAGACCACGGTCGTGGGCGATCCAGCCCGCACGCGGCGCACCGGCCTGGTGGATGGCTCGGGCTCCTTCACGATGCGCTTTGACTACGGCGATACGTTGGGGCAGAAGCTTCTATTCGATAAGTACACCGCGGCCAAGCCCGACGGCGCCGTCCAGAACCTCCAGCTGTGGCTGGACAACGATCCCAAGCATATCGACATCCCCAACGCCGTTCTGACCACGTTCCCGATCACCTCGGCGCTCGGCAACATCGTGGAAGCCACGGTGAGTTTCCAGACGAACGGGCCGTGGGCCATCACCTGGAGTTAAGCCGATGGCGGAACCCTATGTGCCCCAGACCTATCGCGGCATGGATGGTCTCGTCAGCCTGGGCGGCTACCTGAGTGGCAGCCCGACGCTCCAGGCCGCGGTCAGCGCGGGCGCCAGCACCATGACCCTCACCGGCACGCCGCTCACCGGCCTCGTGCTCCCTGGGGATGTCTTCACCGTGCCCGGCAGCCAAGGGACCTATACGGTGACGAACACGGTCGTCGCGAGTGGCAATCTGCTCAGCGGGGTGACCTTTACGCCCGTGGCGCCCGGCGGGGGCTTTCCGCTGGGCGGCCTGGTCTTCGTCGCCACCTCCTCGGTGGCGCAAACGCGGCAATGGACCGCCACGCCGACGATGCAGACGCTGGAAACCACGGTGCAGGGCGACGCCTTTCGCACCCGGCGCACCGGTCTCACCGAGTGGGAAGGCAGCTTTGAGGCGCTGTTCGACTACGGCGATCCCGGCCAGGCCAGTCTTCTCAACCGCTATACCCAGGCGAAGCCCGATGGGAGCGTGGTGGGCCTGACGTTCGTCGTGAGCCCCGATGGCCCGGTGGTCCTCGGCGGGGCGGCGGTGCTGACCACGCTGGCCATCACCTCGCCGGGGCAGGAGCTGGTGAGCGTGACGGCGAATTTCCAGAGTCACGGCCTGCTGCTGGCCACACCGCTCAGCGCCGCTGGCGGAGGGGGTGGCGGAGGCGGCGAGACCGGCTGGGCGCTCGACTACCGTGAAGAATGGGGGCTCCCCTGATGAGTCGCAACCAATGGACGATCGCGCTCGCGGGCAATATCGCGGCGAGTTTTCCCAGCCCCGGCCTCTCGGGGAATGAGGCCGTGCAGGTGACCTGTGGCAACGAAGGCACCTGCAACGCCGACCTCACGGTGACTCCCGCCAGTGGCCTGCCGCACGGCAGGACGCAGGGGCGCTTACGGGGCCTCTTCCAGGTGACGGGGGACATGAACGCGACGTGGCCGAATAATGTCTTCGGGCTGTTTTTCCAGTCGCAGCAGTCGGCGGTGATTGGCACGCCCAGCGTTACGTGCTATGGCGTCGTGGTGGCCTATAACACGATCACGCTGCGCCAGGTGAGCGGATCGACCAACCTGGCCAACGGCGATATCCTCGCCACGGCGCCGCAAGGCTATGTGCCGGGGGCGCTGCTCAGTCTGCAAGTGCAATGGGAGATCGTCAATGCAACGCAGCTCCGCATGCAGGTCTGGCGCGGCACGCTCAGCGACTATAGTAACCTCACCCGTGTCCTCGACCATACCGATACCAGCGCCGCCTACCTGACCAGCCTGTGGGAAGGCGCCTGTGTGCGGCAAGCGGCGTCCTCGACGGGCGGGATGCTCATTGGCCTCGTGGACAAGCTTGAACTGTACCGGAAAACTCCGTAGCAAGGAGACGACGATGCGCCCGATTGATTATGTCCGCCAGGCGTTTTTTGCCGTCGGGACCCGTGAGCTGCCTGTCCCCGAGTGGAGCACGGATGACTACCCGTTCATCATCTGGTATACGCCGATTACCCCGGCAGAAGAAGACGCGATTCGCGCCAGGGACCCAAAGCCCGGTGCGGAATACAATGTCTCTGTGCTCATTGCCAAAGCGAAGGATGCCCAGGGGCAGCCGCTGTTTCAGTGGGGTGATAAGCACTCGCTCATGACGAGCTGTGATTACTTGACCATCATCCGGATCGTCAACGAGATGAGCCGGACGCTCACGGCGGAGGATGCCAAAAAAAACTCCGGGACGATTCCTACCTCTATTACCGACTCAGTTTAGCTGAGGCATTGCATAAGACACTGGCCGAAATCGACGCGCTCCCCGTGGATGAGCTGATGCTCTGGAGCGCCTACTACGACGAGAAACAGGCGCGAGCGAGACGTTAAATGGTCGACGTGTATACCGTTGGGATTGCCCTGGAGACCTCGCAGCTGGAGCGCGGCACGCAGCAGGCGCGCCAGTCGCTGCAGCAGCTCGGGCAGGCAGAAGGCCAGCTGGAGCGGCAGACGAAGCAGGTCGACGCCACCGCGAAAGCGTTGACGCAGACCGAGACAGCCCTGGCGCGCTCCATCACGGTCACGGAACAAGCGGCCAGGCAGCAGGGCACCGCCCTGGCGACGCTGAACCAGCGTACCACCCAGGCCACGCAGGCGAAGAAGGGCTTCACCGCGGTCTTGCAAGATCTCGGGAGCCAGTTCGCCAGTGTCCGCGGTGCCGCGGTGGCATTTGGTGGGTATCTGGGGAGCCAGTTTATCCGGAGTGTCACCGAGACCGCCGGGCGTATGCAGACGCTGCAACTGTCGCTCGATGCCATTACCGGCAGTGCCCGCGCCGGCGCGGACGCCATGCTGTTTGCCCGCCAGACCGCCAATCAGCTCGGCATGGACACTGCCGACGTGGCGGCGACCTATCGCGGCTTCCTGGCCAATACGAACGGCCTGAATCTTGGCATCACCACCACGAATCAGCTGTTTACCGGCCTGGTCGCGACCACCCGGCTCGTCGGCGGCAGTGCGGACACCTTAGCCAACGCCGTGCGGGGCCTGACACAGACGTTTGCACTCGGCAAGCTCGATGCAGAGAACTGGAAAGGGCAGGTGGAAGAGGCGCTGCCCATTCTGGCATCGGCGCTGCCCCGCGCGATGGGGCTCACCCGGCAGGCGTTCATGGACCAGATGCAGGCTGGCCAGCTCACGCTCGACCGCGTGTTACGCCCGCTGGTGCAGGTCCTGGGCGAGCAGATCCCCAAAGCCGCTGGCATTGCCGCGAGCAGTATGGAATCTGCCTCAGCGCGGATGAAAAATAGCTTGACGGACTTACTGGCGGCCATTGGCCAGTCCTCCATCTTTCAGGGCGCCATGCAGAACCTGGGCGATGCGGTAAGGTGGGCGCATGACTTTGGCGCCGCTGTGGGAGCCATCGATCCCAGGCCACTCACCGCCATTGAGCAAATTACCGAGCGCATCAACCTGCTGCGCCGGGAGATTGGTCTCTCTGGGCAACGGAGCCTGGAGACGAATCAGAAACTGGCCGAACTTGAAACGCAGCGTCTGGCCCTCATCAAGCTCCAGGCACAGCAGCAGCAGTTTCTGACCAACGCGGAAGAACAACGGCGCAAAGCCGCGGCGATCGGGCCAACGGGCGTCACGAAGACGCTGACGACGCAGATCGAGCAGGAGACGGCGGCCTGGCAGCGGCGCTACGCGGTGGGGCAGACGGTGGGGATTCCCCAGCTGGAGCGGGAACGGGCCAAACTGGCGGACTTGAATAAGGTGCTCCAAGAACATCTCGACGTCCTGGCGTCGTCGACGCCCATGACCGACGCCGACCGCAAAGCTCGTGAGATGCAAGCCATCGCGGTGCAGGATGAGATCGAAGCGACAGAAGGCGTCATCAAGGTCTTACAAGACGAGGAACGCGAGCGCAACAAGCCGCAACGCGAAGCGAGGCGGCAGCGCGGTGGGCTGACC